CAAAGTAAGCTACTCCGTAATTGTTATCTATAAGATAGGTATTAACATTAGTACCTTCTAGTGTAACTAGCTCACCTAAAATTCTACCATACTTACCTCTACTATCATCGGTCTTGGTTTGGAGTATAATACTTGAGCCTATTGGGCAAAATTCTAACACTTTAGACTTAGCTAAGTTACCAAAAACCTTCTCTACCTTATCTGATGTTCTACTCTCTGGTGTATCTATACCGTAGAGGCGAATGCGCTGCTTTTTAAGCCATACATTAAAACCTAAATCTATATCCACGTCAACAGTGTCACCGTCAACAACTCTACTTACAACTGCTTTATATTCGTACATATTTTTATTTAAGACCATCTGCGACAAATCCGCGCTTTGTTAGGGGTCGGGAAAAATTGCGCGATTGTATAAATAATAATATGAGTGAATATTCTAAATTATCTAAAGATGAGCTTGAAGAACTTGGCCGTAAGTATGGTGTAGAGTTAGATAGAAGGCTTTTAAAATCTAAAATGGTTAAACAGCTTGATAAGCATATCTCTTCTTTATCTAAAGATGAGCTTGAAGCGTTAGCAAGAGAAGATGGCGTTGAGCTTGACAAGAGACTAACTAAAGAAAAGCTAGTAGAACAAGTAGCAGACATTGGAGTTCCAGCTGAAGAGGTATCAGTTTCAGAAACAGATGAACAAAGAAGAGAAAGACTTCGTAATCTTAACATCTAATTGATTAAATAATTACATGGCATTAGGAGACAACTTAGCATTTTTAAACGAAACTACTTTTGGTTTAGAAGACGAACAAACATCTGTAACAGGTGTATCAGGTAAGATAGTATCAGATGGATCTTCAGCAAAAGTTTTATTTAACAAAGAAGGTACATTAAATACGCATACAGCTACTGTTAGCGCAAAGATAAATGATATTGTATATGAAATAGATATTGATCAAGCGTATGCTGGAAAAGAACTAGCAGTTATTAATGGCGATAGAATAGCAACTCAATTTACCTTTACAAAAGCTCTTACAGGTGGTAGTAATTTACAAACACTTTCTGCTCAAGGAACTAACTCAGTTGGACCTACACTTAGAAGATTATATCATCTAGGTTACGTTTAAAGTTGAATAGTATATTTTTAATAAAGATGCTTCCGGAAACGGGAGCATCTTTTTTTATGGGAACTGTGATATAATAGTAGTATGATTATTGTCGATTGTAAGTTCAATAAGAAAGCAAAGGAACTATTTAAGTCAGTTAATGTAAAGGTTAAGGAACTGGAACGATTTACAAACTTTATATTAAATGAATATAAAGGAACAAGAAAGATCTGGAACTATGAATTGCTTATTAAAACTATAGATTGCAATACATCTGGTTACTATTTTGAATGTAATGAAATGGAAATAGGAACTAAAACTTCAAAACGTTCCTTAGCGAAGAAAAGGGAATGGTATATTAGTTCCTATTTTCATGAACTATGTCATTTTGCTCAAGATAACTTAGATAAAGTTAAAGACTCTAAATTAGATTATACTGAGGCTGATGCAGCAAATTGCACCAATAAGTATTATAAAAATCCTATGGAAATACAAGCAAGAGAATTTGAAGATAAATATACTAAGATCTATTTAGAATTGTATTATTAATCCATTGGCCATAATCGAGCTTTCATATACTCGATATCTTTCTTTATTTCAGCAATATCAACTTCCATCTCTTTCATACTCTCTGTTATAATAACATCACCACTTGGTGTTATGAAATTGCTTATCAATGTTTCGATTTTTTCTACCAATGGTAACAATTCTCTTATCTCAGTTTGGTTTGTTTGAGCCATAAATCGTAAGGCTTGTGTTTCAGTTTCTAAACTCTCAATTTTTAAACTAATTATTTGTTGATCCTTAGCATATACTTCTTGAGAGACATAATTACTATTTAACCATAAAGCAGCTAAAGCACCTACTGCAGCTAAGAAAAAAGTAGCAAAATTTATATTATCCAAAAAGGATCGAAAGAAAGTAATAGGCTTTTCCATTTTAATATATTTATTAAATTTTCTTATAATAAATAATAATAATGGGTGATCAATCAAAAATTTTTAATCTTTACGAAAGTAATTTGAATCAATCAGCAATTGCTACTATGCAGCAAAGAAATAATGATAAAAATTATGGTAAGTATACACCTAATCAAGGTAAACCTTCTTACGCTAAATATAGTGTACCAACAACTAATGCATCAAAAGTAAAAGGAGCCCCTTTTGCATCAAATGGTATTAGTGGAGATGAAGAAATGCAAATTAAAGGTTTTGGTGTCATTGATAGCAGTCAAGCAGAAAAGTTACTAGAAAGATTAAAAGAAGATATACATGATTTAATTAATAAAAATGTAACCGGTGCAGTGCTTAAAAGTAAAATAGATTTATATACATCTATTTTACAACAAATAACTTGATTATTAAAATTTATATACTATAATTAGTATGTGGCAGATGTACTTAAATTAACTTGGGAAAATATAGATTTTTTAACTCAGTGTTTAGCTGATCAAATTAAAAAAAGATCTATAAAATATGATACGATAATAGCTTTAGGTAGAGGTGGTTTAATACCCGGGGCTGCGTTAAGTTATAAATTAAACATAAAGACACTTTATAATATTGGAATTAATACAAGACAAGACGATGGTAAGTATCTTGATACAATAGTATATCAACGACCTGATAAAATTGAAGAAGGTTCAAAAATATTAATTGTAGATGATATTAATGATAGTGGACGAACCTTTACTGCAGTAAATTCAATATTAAATCGTAATTATAATATTAGCAGTGATAATATTTTATATGCAAGTTTAGTAAAAAGAGAAGGGTCTGAATTTAATAATAATACTATTTCTGGTAATATTTTGTATACTTCTAGCTGGTTAGTGTTTCCTTGGGATAAATAATTAAGTGAGAGCACGACCCTTTTATTTTGAAATTAAAGATATGCTTACGCAGTTTGTTGCTGCGTTTGATGATATTGTCATAGGTAGATTTAATAGAGATAGAGTAGAAAAGGATAAAATTAACGTTAGATATGTATATGCTCCTAAACAAAGAGTATTATACGATCTTGTAAATGAAAATAAAACTCTAACATTACCGGTAGTTTCAGTTAGCGTAAATAATATTTCTAGAGATGAAAATAGAATCTTTAATAAATTAGACGGCTTTTATTATCAAGGTAATGTTGGAGATGAAAAAGTATCTAGACATATTAAAGCTCCAGTACCTATTAATATTACATTATCAGTTTCAGTATTAACTAGATATCAAACTGATATGGATCAAATACTAAGTAACTTTGTACCTTTTTGTAACCCGTATGTAATTATATCGTGGAAAGTACCTGAAAAATTTAATTTAAGTGTTGATCAAGAAATAAGGAGTGAAGTTTTATGGACTGGTGACGTTAGTATGAACTACCCTACTGAGTTAACATCAACCCAGAAAGCAAGAGTTACTGCAGATACATCTTTCACTATTAAAGGTTGGCTATTTAAAGATACTGATAATCCTTCTGGTAATATATTCTTTATAGATACTAATTTTCATAACGAAACTAAACTAGAATACTATGATAACTATGAATCATTATCAGGTAATGCATACAATGATGATAGAATTGAATCGTTCGAATTATCTGGATCGCCTTTCATAACTGATATATTCTATAATGGAATATTACTTCAAGATAATTTAACTATTGCCGCTAATGCATCTGGTAGTATTATTTTAAATGGTACTGGTTTTATTAATACTGAAACAGTACTATTTAGTACTAGTAATGAGACTGTTTATACTAATCTAACTTCTTTATCTAATTTTGATAGACAAGAAACAGTTACTGGGCAGTCAATACCTTTTACGATTCTAAATGACAATACAATAATTTTTAATTCACCCCCTATACCAGAAGGTAGTATAAGATTTATACCTTTAAATAAAGCTGGTTATGATTTTTCAGATCTATCATATATGGATACTTTATGCGGTAGAGGGTTGAGTAGTAATAATACGTTTATTATAGTAGAATAAGTATTAAATAATAATAATGGCCGACCAACAAAAACAAACAGGGCAATCTGGATTTCTTAAAAATTTAGTTAATAAATTACCATATCAATCTGTAGACTTTAATAAAGTATTAGGTGATTTAAATCCTAAGTATGATACCTTCCAGGATACTGGTATGAGGAGAGTTGAAGCGTTAGCTAAAAATTCTATTTTTTATAATAACGATTTTAATAATACAGGCGCCGGGCAAGTAAGCGTCGATGGTAATTATAGTGCTTTAGTATATGCTAACGTAGAAGAAAATAAAGGCGGTAGAATGAGAGATTACCGTATAATGGCTGCATTTTCTGAGATTAGTGATGCTTTGGATGAAATATGTGATGAATGTATTTCTAAAGACGATTCTGGAAATATAATTAATCTAAGTTTTAGAAATACAGACATAGATGAAGAGAAGCAGCAAAATATAAAAGATGAATTTGAAAAATATATTGATTATTTTAACTTTGAAAAGAAAGGTTTTGAATATTTTAGACAATTATTAATTGAAGGTGAACTTTATTTTGAGCATATTATCCACCAAGGTTATACAGATGACGGTATTTTAGGAGCTGTTGCTTTACCTACGGATTTAATTGATCCAATATATGATAATATTCAAAATATGATTATTAAAGGTTATATTTTACGTAAACCTATATTTGATCCCAATAAACCAGAAAAAATAGAAAAGTTTGATTTTATACCAATGGATGATAATCAAGTTTCATATATAAATTCAGGTATATGGAATCAAGATAAGACATTTAGATTACCTTTTATTGAAAATGCAAGAAGAGCATATCGTCAATTATCGTTAGTAGAAGATGCTATTGTAATATATAGACTAGTTCGTGCCCCTGAACGTTTAGTATTTAACGTTGATGTCGGTAATATGGCACCGCCTAAAGCTGAAGCATATTTAAGAAAATTAATTCAAGAATATTGGAGTAAAAAGACTTTCGATACAAATCAATCTGGTCAAGTACAGAAGTTTAACCCTCAATCTATGCTCGATAGCTTTTGGTTTGCTAAAAGAGCAGGTTCAGAAGGTACTTCAGTTACACAGTTACAAGGTGGTGCTAATTTAGGTGAATTATCTGATTTAATATATTTTGTTAATAAATTATATAAGGCATTAAAAGTACCTCTTAATAGATTAAATCCTGAATCAACATTTGACGATAGTCAAAATATTTTAAGAGAAGAATTAAAGTTTGCTAAGTTTATTATTAGATTACAACAGCAATTTGCTGGTGGTCTTAAAAATGGATTTATAACTCATTTAAAATTAAAGGGGTTATTCGAAGAATATGATCTTAAAGCTCATAATATACATTTAGAGTTTAATGTACCTACTAATTTCTATGAACTAAGAGAGAGTCAGAAGTTAGAATTAAAAGCTACAAACTTTAATTCGTTAGCGTCTAACGAATTTGTTGCAGCAACTTATGCTCAAAAAAGATATCTCGGTTGGAATGATGTTGATATAAAAGCTAATAGAGAATTTTTACGTAAGGATGCTGAACTGCAATGGGAGATACAACAAATTGGTTCAGGGGGACCTAATTGGAGAGATGATTTACAAGCAGCCCCTGCAGGCGATGCAGCAGCTGGCGGTTTAGGGGCACCAGCTGGTGATGTTAGCGGAGAGACACCACCTGAATTTGGTGGAGGACCAGCTGAAGCAGGTACTGAACCTAGTGTAGAACCAGCCGCTCCAGCTCCAGAAGAACCTGAAGTTTAATTAATCTTCTTTTAAAACTAAAGTTAGACGGTTACCACTATCTAAAACTTGTAATAAAGTTTTTGCTGGAGATGCATCTTGCACTTCATTTATATATAATGATAAAAGTGTAGTATCATTACCAATACTTCTTGTGTTTAAAGTTTTTGTACCTCCATAAGCATTACCTACCGTATATTCGCTAACTGTTGATAATGCCGGTACTACTGAAATATGTATATCGCCTGCTGCCATATTATTATTTAATATAACCGTTAACTAATTCATTAAATAATTGTATGTCGAATC